AAGGCCGGCGTTCGGTATTGGCAGATTGACGAGGGCAAGCCGCTACGTGCAACGCTCTATGAGATGGACGGCTTTTCAAAGTATGTATGGAACGTTGATGACACGGCACCTAACGAGGACGAACCGAAACGCGGATACCGGCAGAAAGTCGCCACGACCGAAGCGGAAGGCGACGTAGTGTATGACGAGGAAAACTATCCGACATTCCCTATAATCCCGCTATGGGCAAATAGTGAGCACCAGAGCGTGCTTGTTGGACTGCGTGAACAGATAGACTGCTACGACCTTATAAAGTCCGGCTTTGCCAATACGGTAGATGAGGCAAGCATAGTTTATTGGACACTACAGAATGCGGGCGGCATGGACGATACAGACCTGTCGAAGTTCATCAGACAGATGCGCGATCTGCACGCAACAGTCGTGGACATAGACGGGGCAAGCGCAGAGAGCCACACGATAGACGTACCATACGAAGCAAGAGAACGCCTACTTGATAGGCTGGACAAAGACCTGTACCGCGATGCTATGGCGCTTGATACGGCAAACCTTGCAAGCGGCGCTGTGACAGCAACGCAAATAGTGGCAGCATACGAGCCTATCAATTCAAAGTGCGACAAGTTTGAGTATCAGGTATTGGACTTTCTTAATGGCATCATGGCGGTAGCCGGCATCGAGGATGAGCCAACATTCACACGCTCGATGATGACCAATCAATCTGAAATGGTGCAAGTGCTTCTGCAAGCAGGGCAGTTCTTATCACAGGACTATATATCGCGCAAGCTGCTTGACCTGCTGGGTGATGGTGATAAGGCTGACGAAGTGCTGTCTGATATCGAACAGGAGAACATAGATCGCTTCACAGGCGGCCTTGAAGAATAATGGACAAGGGGCACAGGTATACCGACAAACAGATAGAGATACTTGAAAAGAAACTGCAGCGCCACTACAAAACGGTCAGCGCAGAAGCACGCAAAAGGCTTACGCAGTATCTGCGGGACAACGAAGAACAGTATGCCGAACTGTGGCGAAGGCTTGATGAGGGCGAAATAACCGAAGCGCAGTTTGAGTATTTCTTGATGTCTGACAGCGGACTAGAGACTGTGCAGGGCGAGATAGTGAACAACTACGTTGAGGGCGATGCAAAAGCTATGGTCATCATAGGCGCAGCACTAGGCAGCATATACGCATTCAACAGCAACTATCAAGGCCGCAAGATGCAATCAGAGGTCGGCAAGGCTATTGGGCTGCTGAAGCGCATAAGGCGCAGGGACAGACTATTGCCACCACCTAACCCGGACAAGATGAAAGACCGGCTGTGGCACAGGGTAAAGATACGGCTTGTAATAAATGACGGGCTGAAACATGGACGCAGTATATACGACATAGCAGAGAACCTTGAGCGCGTTACTAATATGGATTTACGCGCAGCGATCAGGGCGGCAAGGACAGCTTGCACCAATGCAGAGAACCAAGCGAAGCTGGACGCTATGTACACGCTCCGTGACGAGTACGGCGTTGATGTAAAAAAGCAATGGTATGCTACGCTGGACAACAGGACAAGGACATGGCACAGGGAATTGCATGGTGAGGTCAGAGAACTTGAAGAAACGTTCTCAAATGGTCTGCAGTATCCCGGCGACCCTAACGGTGATCCGGGCGAAGTATGGAACTGCAGATGCACGCTTGTTGATGTTATAAGCGGCATGGACGAAATCAAGGAATCACCAAACGGCATGAGCCGGAGCGAATGGATAAAAAAGAAACCTGTATCAAAGCCATACCCCGTACCGAAAGGCAGATAGATGGCGGTAACGATAGAAGTAAAGATAGACAACACGAATACTATTCTTGAAAACCTTGTGGACGTAAAGAAGCGTGCGCTTATGCGAAGCGGCGCTACCGTGGAAAGCTATGCAAAGCAGGACGCGCCTGTTGATACAGGCCGGCTTCGTAATAGCATACATCACGAAATGGAAAACGATGACACAGTAAATATCGGCACCGATGTGGAGTATGCGATATTTCAAGAACTAGGCACAAGCCGTGGCGTAAAGGAAAAGCGGTTCCTTACTAACGGCGTGCGAAATCACATAAGTGAAATAAAGGCGATAATCAAAGAAGAATTCACCAGAGGATAGCTTGTATAAAGGGTTTTCGTATCTCCTTTCTCTTACCCGTTCGGTGTTTCCGGGCGGGCAATATGGCGGATTAGCATAAAAGTAATGCACGCGGCTTTGAACCGCGTTAAGTTGGTGCGATACCAGCATCCGTTACCACTCCCCGAAAGGGGATTTTTTAATGGTTAAAACCGAATTACAAAGCAACGTAACCGAAGCACAGGAGGTAAACAAATGGCATTTACGCGCAAGATGCTCAAAGCAATGGGCATTGAAGAAGAAAAGATTGACGAGATCATCGAGGCACACAGGGAAGTCACCGACGCTCTGAAAGAAGACAGAGATAAGTACAAGGCTGACTCTGAAAAGCTCGCTGGTGTGCAGAAAGAACTTGAAGTACTGAAGAAAGCGTCCGAGGGCACCGACTCATACAAAGAACGCTATGAAAAGGAGCACAAGGACTTCGAGGACTACAAGGCATCCGTAAAGGCAGAACAGACAAAGGCGGCAAAGGCCGAGGCTTTTAAGGCTCTGCTGAAAGATGCAAAGGTATCAAGCGATTGGATTGATGACATCGTGAAATTCACGGCATTGGACGAAATCCAGCTCGATGACAGCGGCAAGATAGTGGACGCTGACAAGCGCATGGACGGCATCAAAGAAAAGTATGCAAAATACATCGTTTCGGAGTCTACACGCGGCGCGAATACTGAGAATCCACCTGCAAACGTAGGCGGCAACAAGATGACAAAGGCTGATATCTACAAAAAGGACGATCACGGGCGCTATGTGCTGTCAGCAGCAGAGCGTCAGAAAGCCCTTATGGAGAATATGAGCGAATGATAACAGAAAGGAAATAAAACAATGGCAGTTACAAACGTAGAGAGCTTCACAACTCCAAGAGATTCACTTCCAAATGTATACACTAACGTAACCGCAAGAGAGGTCGACTTTGTTACTCGCTTCGGCGATAACTGGGAGTCACTGAGAAATATTCTCGGCATCATGCGTCCGATCAGGAAAGCGGCTGGAACATCGCTCGTTTCCTATACCGCAAGCGTAGCACTTGAATCAGGTACTGTCGGAGCTGGTAAGGTAATTCCTTACAGCAAGGCAACTATCGTAGAGGCGGCAAAGGCTAACGTTACCGTTGAAAAGTACGCAAAGGCAGTACCGATCGAGGACGTTGTCAATTACGGCGCAGAGGTCGCAATCGAGAAGTCTGATGATGCATTCCTGTCACAGCTTCAGAACGTAGTTCTTGGTAAGTTCTACACTTTCCTGAACACAGGATCGCTCACAGGAACGGCTACCACATGGCAAGCCGCACTCGCAAAGGCACAGGGTCTTGTGCTTGATAAATTCGCTACGATGCAGAAGGAAGTTACCGAGGTCGTTGGCTTCGCTAACATTCTCGATGCATACGACTATCTCGGAGCGGCGAACATCACCGTTCAGACTGCATTCGGTCTTACCTACATCGAGAACTTCATGGGATACAGAACTCTGTTCCTGCTTCCAGCGGCTCAAGTTCCTCGCAACAGAGTCCTTGCTACTCCTGTCGAGAACGTTGATCTGTACTACATCGATCCAAGCGACAGCGACTTCGCAAAGCTCGGTCTTGAGTACACAACTCAGGGCGAAACAAATCTGATCGGATTCCACGCTCAAGGCAACTACTCCACAGCCGTTGGCGAAAGCTACGCTCTTATGGGCATGGCTCTGTGGGCAGAGTACCTTGACGGTATCGCAGTAGTATCCATTAGTGGTGCTGGCGGTGCAACTGGAGCTACAGGTGCATAAGAATGAGGGTTCTGATAGCAGTACCGACATTCGAGAATATTTACCCTGATACATTCAAGTCCATATACGATTTGGATGTATCAGGGCATGAAGCCTCGTTCGAGTTTGTCCGTGGCTATGACTGTGCAACGGCGAGGAATCGCATAGCACAGCTTGCACTCGACAACGGAGTTGATTATGTGCTGATGGTGGACAACGATGTTGTTCTACCAAAGGACGCACTAATCAATATGCTTGATGATCCCAAAGACGTGTGCCTCGGATTCTATGCACATCGAGATGCTGACAATATATACCGTGGACGCACTTGCGTATGCAAACTGCTCACCGAGACAGGTGCGATATATTTCAACTATCCACTTGAAAGTGAGTACACGGCTGAAGAGCTAGCGGCTTTGAAGGAGAGTGGTGAGTAC